GACAACGAACAGCGGCTTGGAGTTCTTCCGCAGATAGTTGCCGTTGCGTGACATTGCCCACTCCAGTTCATAGACGATGTTGCTGGAGTTCTCCCAAATGGGCTTCGGGCGCCACATGTAGATGCCTGGTATCTTGCCTACGGTGTGCTGCTCATCCTCAATGACACCGTAACTGCCATCATTCGTGCTCCACTTGATGTGCCGGTCTGCGGTGTAGGCATCGAAGAAGTCAATCGTGCGTTTGCCTACCTTTCTGCGATAAGACACCGACAAGGCAATCAGGTCGCCCTGCTCGTCAAACAGCGGGTAGAGTTCATCGCCCAGCATGGGCGAATAGTTGGCGCATCGCAGTTTGATATTGCTTTTCACGTCACCGTACTGCGTTGGCTGCTCAACGGCATACCACAGCGTCATCACCTCGCACCCTGCAAAAAGCATATTATTGCGCTCGATGTTCACGCTATTGATGCGGTTGCGCTGAAAGATGCTTTCAAGAGCAGTCGCAATGGCTTTCTGCCTTTCGTTCTGCGGTGTGTAGATGCGCTTGACAGGGATGCCGTTGCACAACTCGGTCATGCGCTTCACCGCAAGCCTCTGCAGGTCGTAGGTGATGCGGGTAACATAATCAGGCGTGCCGTCACTGTTCACAAGGTCGGGATAACGGCCTCTATCCATGACGGGGTGCATGGTGGGGTCGTATTCCGCTTTCAACCCTCGTTTCCCGCCCCACTGCGGTACATCGATGCTCTTTTGCTTGAGCGCAGCAATAATTTCCTCGGCTGACTTGCCGTTCAGATCAATAATTTCGTTGATATCCATAGTCGTATTGTTTAGTAAATCATTCTTCCTATTCGGTTGCGGTCAATGGGTTTGAACGGATTGTCTAGATGATAGTCGGATGCGTAGCACAACACATCCACGTACTCGTCATGCGGCTTGCTGGGGAATCCGCATACCTCATCAATGAATGCCTCGTTCCATGCCCCGCCAACGAGGATGACCCTGCCACTCTCCACGTTGGGCGATGCGGCATTGAGACGGGTCTCCTTGCTGTCCCTCGGTGATGGTGTTGCCATCACGTTTAGCCCCGTGCTTTCCTTGAGTTGGTCAATCACTGACAACCCGTTTGCCTTCGGCTCGATGCGGATGGATGAGCCACGTCCGTACCCATGTGAACGTGCATAGGCAGGGAGCCAGCGCAGCAGGTCTGGGAACTTCATGTTGACCTTCTCGGCATGGGTGATGTACATCTCCCCGCCAATCTTACAGGTGGCCACGATGCCGCTTGGGTCGTTATCCGTCTTGTCGGTGTAGGCCGTGTCAAGGAAGAACACTATCGGTTCATCCTTGCGGATGCGGGCAAAGTCGGCAGGGGCGATGGTCTTGAACCACTCCCGCTTGACGATGTTACCGCCCTCAACGGTGGGTCGCTGCTGATACAACGCTGCGAACGTGCGTGGGCTGCGCTGCTCCACGTCCCGCAGCCGTTCAAGGCTGTGCCGCTCTGGCCACAATGCGTCACCGATGTGGCGGTTGCTGATGCCACCGTCATTCTCCACCTCGCAGATGGCAGGGATGCTTACCACCGTCCACTTGTCGGGTTCACGGTCAAGCAACCGTCCCGCAAGGTCATCCTCATGCCAGCGGGTCATGATGAGCAGTTGTTTGCTGCGGTTGTGCAGACGGGTGAGGAATACATCCGTGTACCAGTTCCACACCCTGTCACGATAAGTCTTGGAGTAGGCCTCCATCGCATCCTTCACGGGATCGTCGATGATGCCGAGGTCGGCTGGTGTACCCGTCAGGCTGCCGCCCACACCAACGGCCTTGTAGAAGCCACCGCCCACGATGTCGAAGTAGTCCACGTTGCGCTGGTATCCTCGGCCACCGCTGGGCAGTTGTGTGTTGGGGAATATGCTCTTGTACTCATCACTCTCTATCGTGCGCTGTACGGCACGGGAAAACTGCTGTGCGAGGTCTGCCGAGTAGGAGCAGCCGACAATCTTCATTTGCGGGTTCTGCCCCAATACCCATGCAGGGAACTTGCGGGACACTTCCTCGGATTTTCCGTGTTGCGGTGGAACGAACAGCATCAGACCTTGCGTTGTTATCTTATCTTCAATCAATTCTTGGCATTTATTGGCGATGTATTTGTGGAACCACTGCATTGAGTAGTCCCGCATGACGTAGCGAAGAAAGAAAGACAAGTCGTTTCTTATCTTCCTTTTTTCTCTTTCGATTTCTGCCTTCTGCATTTCCGTCATACATCGCCAGTAATACTTTTCATTCTCTTTATCTCATTGTCAAGTTCCTCATCAGTCATGCTCTCAAAGCGGTTGTGGACGTTGACCTCGTGCGTCTCCTCGGCACGGAGCAGTCTTTCGCCCAACACCTCAAAGATGAGCTTTGCCGCCTTGACGTCGCCCTTGCGAGCCTTGAGTAATAACTGCATCGTGATGGACTGCTGGACGGTCTGCTTGCGTCCAGTCAGCGGGTTGATGATGGGTTGTCCGTCCTTGCCCTTGTCCGTCAGCGGCAGTAGCATCTCCAGTTCGTCTCGGAACTGACGCTTGCGGCGGCGGGAACGTCCGCTGGCCTTGCCGCCCTTCTCGCCATTTCGTGCGGCTTCCGTGCGGTTTTGGTCGCTGGTGAACTGGTACTCTATGATGTCCTCTTTAGCCATCGCAGTTACTTCCTCAAGATGATTATTTTCTCGTTCTCGTAATCATCGTCAGTATTGCCATGCAAGAAAGAATTTGTTTGACCTCCAAGAGGTCGAACATCCTCAACGGTAAACCCTACTTCCTTTGCTATCTTCTCACCGTCCTTCCGTAACGGATAACTTTGGCTGCCTACTTGAAGAATGAAAACACCGCCATTCCTCAAGGAACGGAATGTTTTCTCAATCAACGGGCGATAAAAGCCTTCTCGCCAAAGTTCATATTTTGGGAACTTAACGTGCGACTGGTTCTCGCCCTTGTATTGTTCAACGTCAAAATATGGCGGTGATGTCAGTGCGATGTCGTATGCCTCTGCATCCAAATCCACGTCCTCAAAGCAAGCCTTTATAAGCCTTACATTCGTGTCGGGCGCATAGTCTTTGTAAGCGTTGGCGATTTTGTTTACACCGCTTGACGCATCATCGCTTGGGTCTATGCCCGTGTAACTATTTGCGTCAACGAGTAACGCACCGACAAGCCGCCCGCCCCATCCGTGGCACGGGTCAAGGATGTCGGGTTTCCTGTCGGCGGGGCAGAATTCGTTGTATAGTTCTGCCGCACGGTTGGACGGGAAATCAAGCGGGAGCCTTGCCCCGCAGACAGGGTATGAGCCTCTAGTAGTAGTAGTAGTAACGTTGCCGTCCTCGGTGAACGTACGAAATCCAGCGATGCCCGCATCGGTTTCGTCTTTTGCTATTTTCTCTATTTGGTCATAGACACTGACGGTGTTTGCAGACGTGAAATACATTTGCGGTGTAAAGTACACAGCAAGATATTGCGGGTATTTCTCGCCGTAGTATTTCGCACGGATGAACTTTGCCTTGCACATCCCAAGAGTTAAGCCACTAACGAGCCACCCCTTCTTCATCGTGTAATTTATCTGATCGTAGCACTCCTTTAGGTTCTGCCTCATGGCCTCGTTTAACAGGCATTCCACATCTTCGTCCTTTTCAGCCTTCGGTTGTTCGCTGGCCTCAAGTGCCTCGCCTCCGTCCACATCCCAATCCATCGGCAACTCGACACCCCAGTCCTCGAGTTCCTGGGCATCCCATTCGTTGGCAAGAATATCCCAATCGTCCTCACCGAAGCCGTTGTTGTCCTTGATGGCATACTCACGCAGTTTGGCAACAGGGGTGTCGGCTGGCAATACCTTGCAGGGCACGGTCTCCATGCCCAACTCCTTACAGGCACGCAGACGCATATTGCCGCCGATGACAACAAACTTGTTGCCATGCTCCACGACCAGCAGTTCCCGAAGTTTCAGCATTTCGGGCGCGTCCTCGATGGACTTGACCAGAGCCTTATATCGCTCGTCACGGATAAAGCGGGGGTTCTTGGGCAAGCCTTCGACCTGCCCCTTGTTCAACTCCAACTTTGAAATCTTTATGTCTTTAATATTCTCCATATCTCGTTACTTTGTCTTTGTGGGGCGGCAGGGAATCGAACCCTGCAATAACTATTAACTTGGAACCTGTAGTCTATGAAAAAACATCGAAAATCAATCTTATGTGCTCGCTGCCTCACGGCAATCACCTTTCGCCCCGTGTGGGGTGGCCGAAGCCACCCGATAATCAACTTTATCGATATTCCTTTAACGTCCATTTATCCACGTTTCGCAAAGCAGATAAATACACGGTGCCAGTCACGACTGGCGGGTTCTTCCACGGCTCGCTGCCGTTCCCTTAAATTTCAGTTTCACCGCAAATATAGTCATTTTTCGTGATTTACACGAAAAACTGAGTTATTTTCGTGAAATTTTGCGTCTGCTGCGTTTTTTCTGCAAAGATGATAAACTATATATCTCTGCAAAGAAAAGCCGTCACGACGCCTCTATGCGCTTTTTTGGCGCAGCATAGCCATCATGTAGCCGATGACCGCTGCGCCCCTGTTGTTGAGCATCGGCATCCGAAGCCAGTCTCTACCCTTGGCGATGTGGTACAGCACCGTGACGTGTGTACGGTTCAGCATCGCACCGACACGGATGGCTGGAAGACCCAGACCTTCACACAGCACATAGCAGATGACCGTGCGGCAATCTGCAAAGATGCGGTGTTTCTTGTTCGACAGGATGTCGGCTGGTGTGACACCGTAGAACTCTGCAACCCTGCTGATTATTTGTTTTGTTCCCATCAGTTCAAAGAGAATTTATGATAACTTGTTCTTCTTGCGATCCTCACAGGCAGCCCTGCCTCCACCCATGCGATAAGTGCCGCATCGCGCATTTCCTGGTTCGTGCGCCCATACACCAGCCCGGTGACGGCACACAACTCGGCATGGGTGATTTTGCGGTCTTGCCCGCTCCAGCATTTGCGCAGCGGCTTGATGTGCATCCAGTCGAGGCCGTAATACTGGCACATCTCGCCGAGCATACGGCTGACCTGTTCGTTACGTCCCTGTGACACACCCTTTGCCACGACCTGGCCTCGGTTGTCCCACTTGGTCAGGTGCCAGTTCGTGCGGTTCATCCAGCCTGCCTCGATATAGACCTTGACGGATGCCCCGCTCTCGGTGGCACGCTT